AATGGGCGATTTTGGTTGTCAAGGAATAAACATCGTTCATGAAAACAAGAGTGTTGAAAAATTCTATCAGCAATGGTTCAAAAAGGTTGACGGCAAAGAAAGGTCAGAAAGATTTTTAAACAATCTCTACAGAACGGGCAATGTCTTTATTTATAAAAGTCACGCTAATATCAGTGACGATATAGTTACTTACATCAAATCATTGGCTCAAGATATAGTTGTAGAAATTCCATCGGTTAAAAAGAATCTGATTCCTTGGAGATACAACTTCTTTAATCCGTTGACGATAGACATGAAGGATGGCGTAGTTAGCCTTTTTCTTGGAAAGCAAAACTATCAGTTAAACTCAAATGCTTTTTTTGACAACTTCAAAGATGGCACAATTCCCGTAAAAGTTCTTGAAACTTTACCAAGCAATATTAAAAATAGCATAAAAAATAAAGAGCGTAAGATAGACCTAGATCCTGAAAAATTATCAGTCTTTTATTACAAAAAAGATGACTGGCAGCAATGGGCACATCCACTTGCCTACGCAATCCTTGATGACATCGTGATGTTAGAGAAGATGAAATTAGCTGACTTGGCAGCATTGGATGGTGCTATTTCAAACATCAGGCTGTGGACACTCGGAAGCTTTGAGCACAAGGTTTTGCCAACACAAGAAGGCGTAAATAAATTAAGAAACATACTCGCCAGCAACACAGGTGGTGGATGCATGGAGCTTGTTTATGGGCCAGAACTAAAATTCACAGAAAGCAACTCTCAAGTTTACAAATTCTTGGGAGCTGAAAAGTATCAAAATGTACTAAATAGTATTTTTGCTGGACTTGGAGTTCCTCCAACATTGACAGGAATGTCTGGGCAGGGCGGTGGGTTCACAAACAACTTCATATCTCTTAAGACTTTGGTTGAAAGATTGCAGTACGGCAGAGATCAGCTAACTAAGTTTTGGGAAAAAGAGCTTGAAGACATAAGAAAAGCTATGGGCTTCAGAAAGTCAGCTCATGTTGTTTATGATCAAATGAGTCTGTCTGACGAATCTAGTGAAAAGAACTTGCTCATACAACTTGCTGACAGAGATATCATTTCGCATGAAACTGTGCTTGAAAGATTCAAGGAAGTTCCAAACGTAGAAAAAGTAAGACTACAAAGAGAAGCTAAATCCAGAGAAGATGAAAAGCTGCCTCCAAAAGCTAGTCCTTTCCATAACGCGAATCAGCAGATCGACATGGAAAAAATAGAAAAGCAAGGTGAAATCACTAAAGATATACAAGAGTCTAAACCTGAAACCGGTTTAAAGAGCAGTCCAGTGGCTAAAAAAGACAACGGAAGACCTCCAAATAAACTAGATGATGGTCCAAGAAAGAAACGTGTGGATACACCAAAGAGTACGCCGGGAGTTGCTGAGTTGTTTATGTGGGTAACGTCAGCCTTTGATCATACCTCTGTGTTGATAGATGGATATTTACACGATAAAGGCAAAGCTAACATGAGACAGCTAACAAAATCTGAATCTCAAGAGTTTGAACAATTAAGGTTAGCAACGCTGTTGAATCTTACTCCAATGTGCGAACTAAACGACAGTTCTATATACAAAGCTATTTCTGAAAAATTTAAACCTATTCCATCAGAATTAAAAGAAATTAAAGTTTCAGCAAACAGCATAGAAAACTATAGAAAACTAATTATAGCAAATTACGTAGAGTTATTATTAAGCTAAAAATAGGCTTTCTTTGTATTTTTTATTTTTTTGTGTATAATGTCATGAGGTAAAAAAATGACAATAAAAATTTTTAAACATGAAGTTCAAGATGGAGTAGCCGAGTTGGTTAAAACTCAGGCTTCTATAGCTTATTGTTCTCGCGTGGATGAACTACACAAAAGAGCTTTGCCATCAAGATCCAATCATATTAAAATACCAGCTTCTCTGGAAACAGCGCTTGCTGAGAATAAAAATCAGTTAGATCTGTATTACATAGAGTCTGTTCTTGTTTCTACTGGATGGAATAAAAACGATGATGTTTTTACTCCTGAGGCCACTTGGGCTGCTAGAAAAACTCCAGAAGACAAACAATTCAATTTCATGCACGATGAAAATGATATAATTGGTCATATCACAGGGTCTTATGTTTTAACCAAGGATGGTAAAGCTGTAGGCGAAGAAGATGATGCCCGTCCAGAAGATTTTGATATCATTACTCAAGCTGTTTTATACAACAGTTGGAGCGATGAAACCAACAAAGAACGGATGGAAAAAATCATTGCTGAAATCGAAGAAGGCAAATGGTACGTTTCTATGGAATGTCTATTTTCTGGATTTGATTATGCGATGATTGACGATAAAGGTATGGCAAAGATATTGGAACGAGATGAAGCCTCAGCATTTTTGACCAAACACCTAAAATCTTACGGTGGAACAGGTCAATATGAAGGTTATAAATTAGGTCGTGCTTTGTCAAATATTTCTTTTTCTGGCAAAGGGTTGGTTTCAAAGCCTGCGAACCCTAGAAGTGTTATATTTAATAATGCGGTTGCAAATGTTATAAACTTTAACGCATACTCTAAATTTTCAATAGGAGAAATTAAAATGGCTGAAGATACACTGTTTGAAACGCAGCTACGAGAGGTTCGTGATCAACTAGCAAAAGCTAACGTTGAAAACGAAGCCATCAAGGCCAAGATCGAAGAAGCTAAAGACAAGGAATTTGCTTCTAAGCTTGAGTCTTTCAAGACTGCTGCTGAACAGAGTCACGCAACGATTGATCAGCTCAATGAGGTTATCAAGTCTACTCAGGCTCGCGTTGCTGAACTCGAAGATGCATTGGTTCAATCAAGCTCTCAGCTTGCTGAAGCAAAAATGAACATGGAAGAAATGAAGAAGAAAGAAAAGATGCAGAAGAGAATGGCTTCTTTGGTAGAAGCTGGTTTTGAGCAAGAAGAAGTAGAAACAACTCTTGCTGCTTTTGACGCTCTTGATGACTCTTCTTTTGAAGCCGTGGTTGCTATGTACGGCAAGAAGAAGATGATGTTTGAAAAGAAGGCAATGGAAGATAAAGAAGCTATGAAGAAGGATTCTAAGGCTAAGATCACAGAAGCCGAAGTAACTCCAGAGACTTTCGAAAAAATAGAAAGTTCAGAAGCCACACTTATCGTTCCAGAGCACAATGAACTTGAATCTACCAGAGCGAGTGTTTCAAACTGGTTTGAAAATCACGTACTCAACAAGTAATTATAAAAAAAAACAGGAGAATATAACTATGGCTCTTAAATCAGATAGATATGAAGAATCTACAGATATCAGCTTTTTCTATACTGCCGGAACTGCAAGTCGCGGTGGTGTTGTTTGCTTGGACGTTCTAAGCGCTTCTGGCGCAGCGATGGATCAGGGAGACAATAGCGTATCTTACAAGCAGGCTGCATCCACCAACGTTCCGGTTGGGTTTTTGCTGAATGACGTTGTTGATAAAGATCTTACTCGTACTCATCTAAATCAGTACAAGGATGAAGTACAAAAGGGTGGCAAGGTAACTGTATTGACTCGTGGCTGGGTTGTAACCAACTTGGTTACTGGAACTCCAGTTCCGGGAAATGTCGCTTACGCAGACGTAACCACTGCTGGCAACGTTTCTACGACAGCTTCCAATGCAGCATCATCCGGTAATTTGGCTGTTGGCCGTTTCATGTCCCGCAAGGACGCTGACGGTTACGCTAAAGTTTACGTCAACCTTCCTAACTTCGGCTAAAACTAATCTTTAATTTTAAAGGAGATACATAATATGTCATACACAGAGAGACCTAGTAACGAATTTATTAGTCTTTATAAAAACACTGGTCACAATGATCAGAGTATTGCTCACGCAGCACAGCGTGAGTTTTCTAAAGCTCTTGAACTTCCTTTGCGAAAGGGTGTTCTTGTTGGCAATATCCTTGGTAATATTTTCGAGACAATCAATGTTGAGCCGGGTGCCAGCACTGAATATCCTCTCGATTTGATCTCTCCGGGTCTTGAAGGTGAGCATGTTGCTTACACAAATCCGGGTCATGGTCGTATTCCTGAGCGTGCGGTTGAAAGTGATTATGTCACAATTCCTACCTACACGATCACATCCAGCATTGATTATTTGCTGCGTTATGCTCGTGAAGCTCGCTGGGATGTTGCTGCTCGCGCAGCACAGGTGATGGAAGCTGGCTTCGTAAAGAAGATGAATGATGACGGTTTTCACACGCTGTTGGCTGCTGGTGTTGACCGCAACATCTTGGTTTATGACGGTGATGCTACAGCCGGTCTATTCTCAAAGAGATTGGTTTCTCTTATGCAGACTGTTATGCGTAGAAATGCTGGCGGAAATACAGGTTCAGCCAATCGAGGTAGATTGACTGATCTTTACGTATCGCCAGAATCTCTTGAAGATGTTCGCAACTGGGGACTTGATCAGATTGATGAAGTTACTCGTCGTGAAATTTACTCAGCGACTGAAGGTGGCGCTCCGATTACTCGTATCTTCGGCGTTAACCTGCATGACCTTGATGAACTTGGCGAAGGTCAAGAGTACCAAGACTTCTTTGCGAATGGTCTTGGTGGCGCTGTTCAAGCTAGCGATCTAGAACTGGTCATTGGTCTTGATCAGGGTGCTAGCGATAGCTTTATCATGCCTATGAAGCAGGCTCTTCAGGTGTTTGAAGATCCTACACTTCATCGTCAGCAGAGAGTTGGTTACTATGGTTTTGCTGAACTTGGATTTGGCGTTCTCGACAATCGTCGAATTATCCTTGGTTCATACTAATAGTAATTGATCTGTTTTTATATACTGAAAGAGCCATCTCCATTTGTTTGGTGATGGCTCTTTTTTTGTGTATAATATTTTGTAAATCGTATTCCAATAGATAGGATTCGTAAAGAGGATAATTTTATGACTGCTTTTTCTGATTACTTGGAATCTGGATTGCTCCATCATCTTTTTAGAAATGGTTCTTTTCCAAAGCCAACCAATATAGCTATAGCATTGTGTAGCGGTGTTCCA